ACCGTCAGTCCATTACCTTCTTATTATATCAAAATAAGCATAGCCTGTCACCACTATAGTCAGCAGTTTGGACTATGCTAATATCATACCAAAGGAGATTAATGAATATGCCTATTACAGTTCTTACAGGTGATACATCAACTATTACTTCGGGTGTATCAACTATCACTGACCTTGTGTCACAGGTGTGGACACTTATGACAAGTAATCCGCTTGTTATGGTCTTTGTAGGTGCATCACTCCTCGGTGTTGCAATCGGCGTTATCAGAAAGCTTACACATAAGTAAGCCGTATATCTCGCTTGTGCGGGGCGGTCAATCCGCTCCGCATTTTTATTTTAGAAAGGAGAAAAAATATGAAAACAAAACTTCGGCGGTTTGTGTCAATCTTCTCCGCTATGGTTCTTATGGTCTGCTGTGCCGTTCCTGCGTTTGCTGATGATATCGACTCTTCTTACACTACATGGAATGATACCATTAAACAAAATGTTTTTTCGTGTATTCCTGAGAGTGATAAAACCAATTACTATACTGTTATTGCCGCCCCTAACGGCAGTGGTTTTACTTATACTATTATATTTTGTAAATCTAGTACTTCTGTGACTTATTTCGGCAGTAATCTTCATTGCTATGTATCAAAGGCTGATTATAATGCGTTTGCGTGTGTCCTCGTTACCTCAGAAAATAAACCTCTCTATGATGTTACAGCTACCGGTTGGCGGTCTGAAAATGGCGATTACTTCGACCATGAGCCTTATGATTATTCAGGCGGTCAAGCCAAGGTAATATATAGTAACGTTCCTGTTTTAAATTGGGAAGATAAGAAAACACCTGCATGGAAAGACCCTAACGCCCCACCAGTTCCCTTTACTGTCGATTATTCCCCCGCTCTCTCTGAGGGCATGAGCCGCAAGGGAACTCTTGTCGCTCCTGGTGCAAGCAACAACGGACAGGAAATTGAAAGCAATGGTCTTAACGTCCGTGTCACACTAACGGACGAATTTTTAAAACTCCGTGACAGCTATGATGAACTTAAAGATTATACATATGAATTTGTATGTTATATTACTACTTCCCCCCCTGAAAAGTCGTCTTATGAAGAAAGCGTTAAAAACGCTGTTTATACTTCATTGGACTATGGCAAATATATGTATACTACAAGCGGCGTTGTTGATGATGTTACGGACGATAATAAAGAGCCTACAGAATGGATAAAGGCAGAGGGCATAAATGCTGGCTATATAATTGGCAAGGGTGGCGAGGTTAAGAATGTTACTATCAATCTTGAAAACCTCGACAGCTCACAGTTTACCGCCGATACAAAGCTTTATATCGTGGTATATGGTCGCTTGACTTCTCTTTCAGTGCCGACCCCTGATTACTTCGACCTCGACAATCAAGGTTATCTTTGCAATCAAGGTTCTTTGAATACAAAGCAGATTGTAACAGTAAATGCCGACCCCGAAACAGGCGAGGGAATAGATGTTGTAATGCCTGATTACTATTGTGTAACGTCAACGGCGTTCAATTATAAGGACTATCCCGAATACAAGCCGAAAATATTCAAGAATGGTGCTGAAATGGATACAAACAAGCCGTTTACTGATTATCTTGATAAGAAGTTGACCCCTGATTATATGTATGATTATGATATGGATAAAAAGGGCGAAAGTGGTCTTGCTCCTGACGATTTCAAGAAATATGAGGAACAAAAAAATCTTGATAAAAATTTCGGTTCGTTTGATTTTGGTTTGGATAGTATTAAATCAGTGTTTGACGGCTCGTCCGACTTCTTCAAGTTTTTAACTGCAAGCATAGGTATCTTGCCCACAACGTTCTTAACTATCCTTATCGCTTTCTTTGTTGTCATGTTGGCAATTTGCGTTGTTAAATGGGTATTGAAGTAGGGGGTGCAATATGGATTGGTTTTCACTCATGAAGTCGCTTTTTGTTTCAATTCAACACTTAATGTGTTTGCGTATTCGTTTCGGTGAATTTAGTTTTACAGTAGGTGCAATGATTGTTGGATTGTTTGTTATATCCTGCTCCGTTGCTCTGCTAAAATATCTTTTTCACAATACATAAGGAGTTGTTAAAATGGTTGCAATATTAAAATTATTCGTTCTTTCACTAATAGTCATTTTGGCTATTAGTGCATTTCTCGGCGTGGTGGCGTTCTTTATGGACTTGCACGCCTTTAAATCTGAAAAAGACTTGTCGCTCCCTCGAAAAAGGCTAATAGAAGCTTTATATGAGGAACAGGAGTTAAAAAAGCAATCGGCTGAACAGCCGCAGGACACACCACAGAGCGACAAGCAAGAGCCTGAGAAAGAGGGGTGGTAAATGTGTTATATGATGTTCAAAATGCTTGCTATCAGCTTTTAAAACTCCTCGGCTGTGACTTAGCCGCTATTGACGTTATTAAAACTTGGAAGCAATTCGGCGTGCTGTGCATTGAATTTGTGTTCGCCTGCTTAATGCTTTTCCTGCTTTGGAAAATGCTTTACAATGCAATGATTAGATTTTTCAACCCCCGGAGGTGATATTATGTTGACAGCCTTTATTCTAGGTTTTGGTTTCCCTTGGCTTATATTTTTTCTTTTTTGGAAAGGTGATGATGATTAATGGTTATCTTAGATTATTTCGTTCGTCTGCCGTCTTTGGCGGCTTATATTGCCTATGACAAGGCTACAGCTTTATATTTTAATTGGTCGCAAATATTCAACGGTTGGGGTATACACTTATTTGTCGGCAAATTCGGTGCAGGAAAAACTTCTCTCATGGTCGCTGAAGCTTATGAACTCTGTCGCAAATATCCGCAGTTGCACATCTTGACAAATATTAATATCAAAAACTTCCCCGACTACACTGAAATACTTCCGTTAAACACTGCACAAGATATCCTCAACGCCCCTAAAAACACGCTTGTACTTATTGACGAGATAGGCACAATATTCAATAGCCGTGACTTCTCAGGCGGTAAATGTGCCGTTCCTAAACCGCTATTTCAGCATTTGTGCCAATGCCGTAAACGGCGTATGATGATATATGCAACAGTGCAGAGATTTAACCTCTTAGACAAACAAATTAGGGATATCACCGCAGATGTGACCGCCTGTCATACGCATTTCAAGCACCCATTCTGCCGTATACAGACAGGTTATACATATGACATTGAGGAGTACGAGTTATATTCTGAAAATAAGGCTTATACTCCTGCACAGATGTATAATAGAACGTATCTACAGACAAATAAACGCCGTCAGCTCTACGATACATCACAGCTTGTCACGAATATGTTACAAAAAGAGTATTTGTCTGATGAAGAAATACTCGCCAATCGTGAGGGCATAGAGCCTAACACACAGCCACTTGACCGAAAGCAAAAGAAATCTATTCGCAAGCGGAAAAATGCTTGGTAATGAAACAACTCGCAGTGGTTGCCGTGAGGCTCACTGCGAGTTGTTGTTGTCTTTGTTGTAATTATTGCCCTGACTAAATCTATTAATCAGTATCATATTAGTGTCTAACAAGTTCTTGTTCATCATTTCAAGTCGCTTGTTGGTTTCCTGCAATTCTTTATAGGTCTTTTCCGTGTTTCCTGCTGTGCAGATAATCGCAACAAACAATATTATGTTGATTATGATAGCAACTATTGCTATCACAACAGCCGTTTCAACTGCTGTTTCACTCATTTCAATTAAGCCCATGTTCTCACCCCTCGTCTGTATGTGTCTTTATTACAATGTGGCTGTCCTCTGCTGATTTTATCTCCTGTCTGACAGCATATTTCAAATACCCTGCCTTTGACATTCCTAGTTCTTTTGCTCTGTCCTCTATCATTCTGTTAAACCCTTTAGGTGCTTTAAATTGCACTTTCTCTGTGTTTTCCTTATCCCATTTATCACGGGCTTTTCTTTGTGCTTCTGATACTGCCATTAAATCACCACCTTGCTATTATTATACATCATAATTTAGTAAATGTCAACAATTTTTTCTACGGTATCCCGTAACAGTTTCTTTACAAATAGTTTACTCTATATCTATGTACTTATACGGTATACCGTAGTATAATATATACAGACAAAGGGAAAGCGGATAACCCACAAACCGCAGAAAGGGTGTTTAAAATGACTATTGAACAAATGACGAGTATTGCTAAGGATAAAATGAACGCTGATATATCTTCTCTTGCTCATGATTGTATTTCATTTTATGAGGTTCTCGGTACTTTATCGGCTTTTAAATCTGTTGGTCTTGTTACTGATGGCGAATACTTTGACTATATGATTCGTATTCGCCAAACGGAACTTAAACGTATTTCTCAGAATGATTTCTTATTTTTATCTAAACTGAAAGGAGATTTTTATGAATAATAAATTTTATACGGAGCAAAAGCACAGAGAAACTATGAATTCTGTTGATATGCTCAAAGGTTCTATAAATCGTATGTGCGTTACTGATGATATGAATGAATTACGTCATTGTCTTATGTCCTCAATGTGTCGTTTGTCTGAATTGTATGTCGTCAATCGTGATAAACTTATTGAGCGTTTTTCTCAGAATGATTTCTGATTATTCTATCTAAGCTGAAATGAGGTACTTTTATGTTTACATTTATCCTTGTCTTTCTCTGCATTGTTTTGCTTATTCTTCTTGGTATTTCAATTCTTGATGATATGCTCTTTTCTGTTATTGCTCTTTATGTTCTGTTGCCCTGCTCTTTGCTCTGGCTTATTCTCTTAATAATTGATATATGTATGTAATCTATCAAGCGGACGGCTGGGGGTGAATTGCTGAGTGTTGGAATGTTGGAAAACATCAGCTTTCAAATTTTTCAACATTTCAATGCTCCGCAAGAGGGGAACGCCGTTCAAGATTTCCCCTTTTCCCTCTCCTCTCGGCGTTCTGCTATACTCTCATGAAGTCGGGGTATAGTATTACCCCCGACTTCGTTACAAGTTACAAAGTACCGCAAATAACGTAAATAAGCGGTTATTTCTGTAACCAAATTTGTTACAAACTTCGTTACAAAGGTGGTGAAAATGTGTCGGACTTTGCTTGCAAGTCAACGTTCTGCGTTATAAACAACCCTCGCTACGATATTACATACAAGCACAATGAAGAGGGTGATATAATCAAAGACGAGAACGGCAAGGCGGTTATATTAAAGCAAGAACCTACGGAGTATCATTCGTTGACAGAGCAACAGATATGTGATGATGTTCTTAATAAGTGGGTCGGTGATGATGATAAGCGAACAGGAGCGGTTTTATTCTGCGTGTCTGCTCTTGGTCTTGAACACTTGCATTGTGTGTTTGAAAGTGAAAAGACGTTCCGTCCTCTGTCTGCCTTGAAAAAGCTTTTTCCAAAGGTACATATTGAGATAACCAAAGGAAACAAAAAGCAAGTCGAGGACTATATAAACAAGGTTGGCAAGTTCGAGGAAAAGGGCGAAAAGATAATCGCAAAATCGCAGGTCGGTGATATAAAAGGCTGTCAAGGCAAGCGTAACGATTTGATTTCAATGTCTGATATCCGTGATTTGATATACAGCGGACAAACTCCAAACGATATATATAGGCAATATCCGCAGGCTATCAAGTCCAAAACTGCAACAGAAGAACTATTCTATTTGTATCGTAAGGACAACACACCGCCCGAACGTGATATTAAAGTTCATTGGCTGTTTGGTGGTACAGGGTGCGGAAAATCGTACACATACATTGAACTATGTGAAAAGCATGGTGATGTAAATATCTATCGTGTGACCGACTATGACCACCCTTTTGACGGCTACCAAGGAGAGCCGATATTAATACTTGACGAGTTTCGAGGGCGTATCTCATACAGTTATTTGCTCACCCTGCTTGACAAGTACCGTTCGCAAGTGTCGGCACGTTATAGCAATAAAATGACGTTATGGACGGAAGTATATATAACTTCGCCGTTCCTGCCTACAGAACTTTATCAAAAGACGGCTGAACGTAATGACGGTATAGACAAGCTTGAACAGCTTACAAGGCGTATTGATGATATAGTGTATTGTTTCAAATATCCTGCCGAGAACAACAGCGGTACATTTTATTGTAAATACAACGTTGATTTTGACCTGCATTGTGATAGTTACGCTATCCGTGAACAGTGTTCACACGTTCGTCACGTCGTTTCACAAATGGGATTGTTCACACTTATGGACGGCTTAACATCAAAATTTGTTGAAAATAAATCGCAAAGTTAGTGTCACGAGGAAAATTTTTAAACTTTGAAAGGAGCAAAGCGACTGTAAAAGGTTAAAAATTTAGGCAATGGAACTTGTGAACGCAGTGAACAAGGTCGCTTGCCGTTCCGCCACAGCGTTAGCCGTGGCATAAGTGACACGATAAAGAAAAAACAACGTAAAAGCCAACTCAAAAGCCGAAAAAGCAAAACAAGCTAAACAAAATAAAGTAAAAATATTTAATGTAAAAAAACGGCAATTTTACAATGCCGTAAAAATATGGTATAAATAAATCAGGAGGTACACCATGAAGCAAAAAGAAATTTGCAAGGAAGAAATCAACCTTTTCTATCTGTGGCTCTGTGGCACTATAGGCAAGGAGAAAGGAGAGGATAAAAGGCTTGTATATCTGTGCTGTCCTGCTGAGCGTGATACGCTCCTCAGGCTGTTTCTTGAAGAATACAACGCACAGCACCGCTACAGTGCATTTAAAAGGGCGTTCAAGCCTACCACACGCATTATTACAACAAAAAGAGTGTAGCCATTATAAGCCCATGTATTGGCGTACATGGAATGACTACACCCAAATAACACCCACGCAAAAGGAGTTATTACCATGAATTTTAAAGAATTTTATTACAAGGACTTTCGCCCCTCTTACTTAGAGGGCGTTGTCCGTTACCCTGAGCAAACTGATTATGTTATTGAGCAGAATTGCAAGCCTATTAACGATAAAGACGTTTCAGAAATAGGTCTTTCTGACCTCAATAATCTTATCAAGCAATGTGATGATACATATTGCATTGACAGAGTGAAAAAGCTCCGCAGTGTCCTAAAGCGTATTATGAGATATGCTTATGCTTGCAGGCTCACGCCTATTGACCTATCTGCATTTGAGTTAAGGCGTTGCAGGAAACGCCCTGAAACAGTGCAACAGCTATCATTTACGGCAGAGCAAGCCGCTTTTCTGACTTCTGGTGACAGCACAATAATGAAGATGTTCCGTTTTGAGTGCTTGACAGGTTTAAGGCGTGAAGAAATTCTCGCCTTGCGGTGGGAGAACGTTGACCTTAAATCACGCCGTATCTTTGTTTGTCAAACTGTTGTTGTTTTAAAAGGCTGTGCAAGGCTCGTTGACGATACCAAAAACCACAAGTTTCGCTATGTGGAACTTAACGAAAGTGCTTACAAACTGTTGCTTTCCGTTCCGCAGACCTGTGATTTTGTATTCGGCAATCCAAGAAGCAAGAATTTTCTTTCCCCTCGCCGTTATCATGAGGAGTACAACACTATGTTTATACGCAAGAATGAGGAATGGAAAAAGACCCACGCAGAGGGCTTGCCACACCTCACACCGCACAAATTCCGTCACACGTTCGCAAGTCTGCTGACCGCTAACGGAACGGATGTCAAGACAGTTGCCGACTTACTCGGTCACACAAAGCTTGACACCACAAACATTTATTTGCATAGTTATGATGATTTACGCCGTCAGGCGGTCGATAAGTTACAATTAGATAATTGATTTAACAACCACACTTAGGGCTATTGGTCGGAGTGACCTGACTTGAACAGGCGACCTCTACCACCCCAAGGTAGCGCGCTACCAATCTGCGCCACACCCCGATATCGTATATATTATACCCGATTTGGATACAATAGTCAAGAGTTTTCAGTCAAAATAAAAAAATTGCAAAAAAAGTATTGACATTCACATTCATTTGTGATATAATAAATAAGCACTCAGGAGAGAGCAGTAAAAAACAATAAAATATCGCGGGATGGAGCAGTTCGGTAGCTCGTCGGGCTCATAACCCGAAGGTCGTTGGTTCAAATCCAGCTCCCGCAACCAATAGTTCCCACGACCGAAGTTAATGTACTTTGTATGTTAATTTCGGTCGTGTTTTTTATATCTATACGAGAAATGAGCAGGCGTATAGCTTTATCATCTGGGCTGTCATGCAAAGCCTTGAGCCAAAGAGAAATCTGGTCCGTAGTGTAGTCCTTTGGCATTTCCGTCTTCTTCAATGCCTCTATCTCAGAACGGAGCTGGTTCATCTTCGCACCGATATCCTCGATAACATCAGCTGGGAGGACACCACTTGACATGTTGATCATCAAGGTGTCATACTGCTTCTGCTTCTCCGATATCTTAGATGCAACTATCTTCTTGAAATCAGCGGCTCTCTCAGGCTCTCCGCACTTGTACTTTCGCATAGCAGTAGCAATAGCCTTTTGATTTTCTTCGTTGAGCAGGGTGCGAAGATATGTCTTAGCGGCGTCATCAACGATATCCATAGATATCATAGGTGCACCACACTTCTTTGAACAACGATAGTAGTGATATACGTGTCCTTTCTTCGTTGATATGTGTGCGTGCATTTTCGCACCGCATGAGCAGTAGACTAACCCACTGCATAGATATGATGTCTTTGGTCCACTCTGTTTTCTGCTATCCATAATCTTCTGCACCTCGTTAAATGTTGCCTTGTCGATTATCATCGGCAGGGCATTTTCTATTCTTATAGCATTAGGCTTAGACCTGCGCTTGGATCTATCCTTTTCCTCGTCAACGCAGTATATATATGTTCCTGTGTATTTCTCGTTTCGTAGTATCTCATATACCGCAGAATACTTCAAGGGCTTTCCACGCTTGCCCACAATGCCCACTGCCGCCATTTCTGCGATAATGTCCTTAGTTCCCTCGTGATTTTTCACCGCCGCAAAGATCTTGCGGACATATTCCGCTTCATAGGGGTTTATAACATACTTCTGATCAACAATGTCATATCCGAACGGAGGATAGCCACCATTGTGAAGGCCCTTCAGAGCCACCTCACGTTCTCCCTTCTTCGTTTCATTTGCAAGGTTATCTATATAGTATTCTGACATTGACCACATCAGCGCACGCATTATCTTGCTCTCCGGGCCGAAGCCGAAGTCCTGACCAACGGCTATCAGTGTAATGCCCATTTTCTGCAGGCGAGCGTCAAGATTAACGTGTTCGCCCAGCGATCTAGCCACACGATCGTATTTGTGAATAAGAATAGTATCGAAAGTACCCTTATTGCAATCTCTCAACATTTTTTGATACTGCGCACGGCTTGCCGTCATTGACCCCTTGCCGCTGATAGCCTCATCCGCATATACTGCTACGATATTATATCCCCTAGTGGCGGCATACTGTCTGCACGCCCTGAGCTGGGCTTCAATGCTATCCTCAGACTGCTTGTCTGAAGAGTATCTTGCATATATAACTGCATTGCTCATAGTGTTCTCCTTAAGACTTCAATAACTCTTTTTTCTTAATATCGTATTCTTCCTGCGTTATAGCCCCACAGTCAAGCAGGCTTTTATACTCCTTTATCTGCTCAGGAATAGATATAGCTTTTTCATCAGCAGGATTTGCATTCTGCTGTTTATTATACTGTTCAATTTCGCCCAGCATGGCCATGACCTGCTGGGCGTTTTTATATGCGGCACGATACGCCGCCGTGTCCTTGGCAAGTCCTTTTACGTCGAAATGAACATATCTTACTTGAGCGTCAGAATCTATAACCACTTTAATTTTCAGCATATTTGCAAGCTGCTTAGAGCTGTTCTTAGTAGTGCTTGCACCGACTATAGCACCCGCAGTTCCTGCAAGTATACCGCCGACAACCGCACGCTTGATACCGTTTCCACCCGTTGTTACAGTTTCATCGTCTTCAAGAAGCTCATAGCTCACAAGCTGGTTATACTTATAATCAGCGCCACTGCCAAAAGAAAACCGGTGTGCTGCCTTATTTATTCTGAAATACTTATCAAGCACATTATCCTTGTCATTATGTGAAGAAGCTTTCGGCACAGCTTTTTTCTGTGGCTCTGGAAGATCTCCATAAAGAGCGTTACGCACGTCCTTTATGGTTATTTCTATCTTAGGCTTGTTGATGCCTGAACGTTTCAAGCAATCATCACATATATAGCCATCTCTGATTCGCTTGTTTTTTGAAAATAAGCCAAGATTACAATGGCATATATTACATTTATTCATATCGATACACACCTTTCTAAGGCTCCATAGTTCTTAAAGGTTCGACCATTATTCTTATAGATTATCGATAGCGTACTGAGCTTCTTCTGGGGTAAAGCCTTCACCATATTCAGATGTCAACTGCTCATATATGCGATCTGTTGACATAGACATATTATCTTGATAGCTATGTGCTTTTTGCAGAGCATTCGCATAGTAATCTGCATTAACATTGTCAACAGCATATTGAGCTTCACTTTCAGTGAATTGCTCACCACTATCCGAAATCAACTGGTCATATAGTCTTGACCTCGATAGGTACTGAGTATCCACATATGATTGTGCTTTTTGTAAGGCGTTATAATTATAATCTGCGTTTAAGTTCTCTAACGCATAATTGGCAGCATCATCAGAGAAGCCCTCACCATATTCAGATGTCAGCTGGTCATATAGCCGAGCACGTGACATATGCATGCTATCGCTATAAGACTGTGCCTTTCTTAACGCATTACGATAATCAGCTGATATTCGCTCTGTTGTGGTGGTAGGCTCTGTGGTAGTAGTTGTTGTGGTTGTGGTAGTGGTAGTAGTTGTTGTGGTTGTTTTCTTTGTGGTCGTTGTTTTTCTTGTTGTAGTCGCCTTCGGACTTGTTACGGTCGCCTTTTCACTTACTGTTGTGGTTTCCGTAGTAGTGGAAGCTGTTGTAGATGCCGCTGGTGGCTCATATGTGATCTTATAGCAGCCAGACATCATTAATGAAGCGGATATTAGCGCAGTTAAAATAACAATTTTCTTCATTTTGTCCTCCCTATGTACAGCGAATTATTTCGCTGTTTGTTTTTGTATATACTCTTTAAAGTTATCATAAACCGCCTTTTCAAGCGGGCTTGTAAGAAACTTATTCCGAGAGTATAGGATTTTCATTCGCTCGGCTCTTATTTGAGCAGCGGTGTTTGATATGTCGCATAATTCCGCTATCTCCGTCATAGTGCGGACATTCAGCGCCCACAGCACGCAAGCAGGAGCTAACAACCGAGCGGCGAATGCGTCCGCCTGCTGCTCAATCGTGGGGCGTGTGGTGTCAAATGTTCTTGCGTGATACCCCTTGCGGAGCTCGTGTCCTAAAAAAATATGCCCGAGCTCGTGCGCAACGGTAAATCTGCAACGCTGACGAGTATTTTCGTCATCATATATTATATACCATTGCTTGCCGTCAAGCACGCTTGCACCGCTTTCGTGTGGGGCAAGCTCGTGAACATCGCTATTTTTTATTACCTTTATCCCTGCCGCCCGAGCGATTAGCGACGGTTTAACGGGTAATTCTGACACGTTGTAATCAATTAGACAACGCCACGCAGCGTTGCGGGTATCTTTATAAATACCGTAAAGCAAACGACATCACCTCGTAAGGTATTATGCCCTACGAGGTATTTGTTTATGTAATTACAAATCATCGTCGCTCTCGGGTGCGTCTTTCAACTTTTGCAGACGTTCAGCCGAAATATTTAAGATTTCGTCCTCGTGCCCGTCAGAGCTTTCGGCAGCTCGATATACCGTAATAGATTTATCGTTTGCAATGTCAAGCAGCTTGTCAATCGCTGGTTGCATTTCGGGCATTTGCCGATATGCCTTGATTAGCTTTTGCTCGTGCGGCGTAACTATAATTTGCTCGTCACAGCCTCCGAATAAGTAGTTTGCGTCACAGTCTAAAGCCTCCATTAGCTTAATTATGACTTTCTCAGGTGGAGAATTTGTGTTAACCTCGTAATTACTGATTGAGGTCTTTTTAACACCTACTCTATTAGCGAGCTCGTCTTGCGTTATTCCTAACTCTTTGCGGCGCTCCCGTATACGTTCGCCTATCAACTTATCGCCTCCTTTCAACAATTTTATTATATCATATTAAATCCAGTATTTCAAGACTTTTATAGAGAAAAATTGATAAATCGAGGAAATTTGTTGAAAACATCCAAAATAGCTAGATTAAATTCTATACTTTTGTCCACTTAAAATGGACAAAACAGCTTGACAATACAGTTTAAATGGATTATAATATAGCTAAAGACCAGTTATAATGGACTCGAAAGGAGGAACTCATATGTTAACTATCATTGGAAAGAACGTAAAGCGCATTATAAATGAGCGAAACATCAAGCAAAAAGACGCAGCCGCACTTTGCGGGTATTCGGCTAAAACATTCAGTAATATGCTTAACGGCTATCTTACCATAAGAGATACCGACATAGTAAAAATCAAGCGTGGGCTTGACGTCGAATACAACGAGCTTTTTTTAAGTGCCTAATAACATTTTGTTGACCTCAACAAAATGAAAAAAAGAGGTGATACCAATGTCAAAATCAACAGACCATGATTTCAATGAGATAGTATATGACAGTGTTCTTCCTGAGATTGCAAGAGCGTTCTGCTCTTTAAAAAAAGAAGTCTCAGGAAATAAACTCGTGAATGAGCTATCTCCTGAGGAAAATGAGATTATAAAAATCAAAAGCAAAACGTTGAACAAAGTCATAACAGACTTTATTCAGAAACAGCTATGATCAAGGCGTGAACTGATTCACAACATATATTTCAGCAAGTTTCTTGACCAATTCAAAAGTCAGCGCTTTGGCATTTTTCTTAACAGTGCTCCACAGCTTAGAATCCCGAATGCTGTCGAGATATTGGTGACCCTCATATGTGATACTGCTGTAGACAATCTTTATAATCTTGCTGTCAGATTCTATGGAGTTTGCCTCAATATATTCGGCTTCCAAGAGCTTCGTTGAGGCATACGCAATATCGGCTCGTGAGAAGTCTGGCATTTTCTCACAGACCTGCTTAAGGGTTAAGCTTGGAAATGACAAGCTATCGTCCATGACTAGGTTTTCTTCAAGAGTTAGCAAAAGTTCACGAACACAATCATAGTTTAGTTTCATAGTTATCCCCCTTTCTGATATATTTCAAATTTATTATATCATACAAGGTGGGAGCATTCAAGTTAAATAAGGAGAATAAAAGTGACAAACCATAAGATAAAAGACTATCATAAGAACCGCCTTGCTTTCGAGGTCATAGTCAAGAACTATGAAATGCTCTGTTCCCTACTGATAGTGCTGAATAAGGAGTATCCTAAGACGTTTTATCCCAAGAAATGTCGCCAATGGATAGATGATTTTGCAGCCAACTGCAAAATTGCCAACGAATGGGACAAGGACGGTGTATATGCCTATAAAATGCAGCGGGCGTGCGAGAATAGCGGCATAGATCTGAACATGGTAGTAACGTTCGTTGAACGGAATTGCAAAGGGTTTAATCTTCAGAACAGGGCTATTCTGGCGGACAACATCAAGCTGGCGCTGGTGCAGACCGCCACAGAGTATGGCGTGGGCGGCAAGCGTATGAAAGCCATTCAGAACGCCATGTTGGAAACTTTCATTGACAATCCTAGGGAGCAGGTCAAGGCGCTGGGTATAGATGATTACATCGAAGAATGCACAGTGGGTCAGGTCGATATCCGCAAGTTCAGAGTCAAAGACAAGGTCAGGACTACCCTGCAGGAGCAGAAAGAAACTTCAGCAGGCTTGGAAGCGTTCCGGCGCTGGTCAGCTGAGAATGTAAAAGAGGGGCAGTAAAGTGAAAGAAACGATTGATATTCCCGTAAGCGTTACATATCGCATAGAGGACGGCAAGATCATAGAAACCCGCCGCAAGGTCAAGAAGATACCGGCTGACGTTATCGCAAGCATTCTATACCGCCATTTCAAACAGAAAGAGAGGGATAAGAAGTGCTGCACATTATGAAGATAGACGCCATTATCGGCGAAAGAACAAACGCTGAGATAGAAAGAGCCATTAATAAGGCTCAGCTTGTCGGTGACAAGCTATGGCATGGAGATCTGAGCAAAGAAGACCTCCTGAGCTACTACGTGGCGCAGACCATAGAGAAGCATTTGGTGGCTGATATCGAGGAGCGTATCAAAGAATTGGAGGGTGACGGAGATGTACGCAAAGAGTGATACCCGCAGTTCACTGATATCGCAAGCCGTCATCAGAATAGCAACGGATATGGGGATTGAAAGCTATGTCCGAGAGATACGCCACGGCTATTCTATATGTGCCGGTGAATTCGTCATCGTTGACATGGCGGACAATACCAGCGTTAAGATGATAATATCAGATTATGACAGATATTATCAACAAATCAAAAGAAACCTGAGAAAATGGAGGAAAAATTATGACAAAAAAAGACGTAGTCCTTGCACTCAATGAAGATGTCAAGGCGGTTGACTACTTGGAAATGAGAGAGCAGAGAGACAAGCATAACAAGCTCGTTACCCGTCGAAAGCGTGAAGATCGCAGAGAGTGCTTCGCAATGGCCCTGCTGACTATCTTCTTTGCTTTCATGATAATAGTAGTAATGCTCGGACTTGGGCAGGTATGGGAGATGATTTACTGATGTATGATTTCAACAACGCAGTCAGACTTAACCGCATAGGTGGTGAATATGTCATCACTGTGGACGGAAAGCCGTTGGAAACGTCACTCAGCGCAAATCAGCGCCGTAATCCTCTTATAGCTGTCAGCAGATATGCGTCAGCAATAGACGAATACCTCAGAGGGAACGTCAAGAAGTATCTTGCTGAAAACGAGCTGAACGTAGTCATGGGCTGTAATGTCTGCATGGAGTGTACAGACTGCAAGTTCTATCACCTCAATGACGCTGAGAGCAACTGCCGCCTAGGTGACAACAATGAGTAAGACAGTATACGTCGATAATACTATCTATCGAAAAGAATCTAAGCAGTTTCCTAACGTCAAGTATCGTTTCAACCTTTCCAACGTCGTGATACATAGTATGTATACCATGTATCTTAAGAGCCGTGGCATACCGAAGACCATAGGGCTTACAGACAAGCAGCGTTTTGATTTTGAAAAACGTGTTCAATCTCTTATCGACAACGGGTCTATCGTAGTGACAGAAGTCGAAGCAGGAACGAAAGGAAAATGAAAATGAGTACCATAGGAATAATACTGTTATCCATAGCGACGCTTATCGTTGTGGATATCGTGATGTACATAGTACTTGGTGCAATTGAAAAGCACTGGGAGAAAAAGTTTAAGGAGGATAAAGATGACGAGAGATGAAATAATTCTTGCAGCAAAATGCTGCATAGCAGACAACTGTGGAGCTTGTCCGTTTATAAATAGAGGTAATTGCATTACTGATTTTATGAAGAATGTTCTTGAATGCATAAAAAACGAGCCTGTGCTGTCTGCCAACAGTACAAGCTCGGAGGTATCTGTAAAAGAAGATACCGATAACATACACCTTGATGATAACACAAAAAGGCATATTTGTCAAGCATATAATACCGCTGACGAAGCCTGCGCAAATATGCTCACTATCTACGAAGGAATGTCGGAATGTGAGCAGAGAGCCTTTGATATAGGCGAGGTGTACGGAAAAATATACAGCACGAGGGATAAGCTTGAAACTTCCCTAAAGGAGCTCACAAAGGAGGGGGAGCGTAAATGCCGGTAATAACAGACGTTGACCTGCTATGCTATAATGCTGAACTTGCAGGCGCCAGAAAGCGACTGAATTACAAATCGCCCCTGCCAAGGCATAACGTAGGCCCATGTGTTTTCAACAACAGCATAAGGCAAGAGTGCATGGCGCTGGTTGAGAAGCCAGCGCAAGAAACTTGCAGCGTGTGCAAGTTTTTCAAAGACAGAACGGAGGATTATAATGCAGATGAATCCAAATAATCAAAAACCAACATTTGATTGGAGAAATTTTAAGTATAAGAACATAGCTGTTCACGTCAAGACTCAGGAAGAATACGATAACTTTATGAAAGAATGTAAGGTGCAGGGGCTTACATGGTGCACCGGCAAAGAAGTTGATAAGCTCAATCTTTGGCCGGACTGCGCATATGATACGTGCATAGTACATGACAATAGCGTTTCCGCACAAAGGGGACTGCATTATCAAAGGCTGGGCTACTATAAGAGATGCGGCTACGAGATAGAAGAATTCGCAGATTTCTATTTTCCAAAAGATTATCAGCCAATTAATTCAACCAGCAATCTTATCCCAGAAAATCAGATAGAATTTTTGAAAAAGCCAACAACGCATACCTTGAAGCTGGAAGAATGCTTCTGTGAAGCAGTTGTCACAGGTAAGAAGAGTTTTGAAATTCGTAAAAATGACAGAGGTTTTCAGCCCGGAGACACGATTGAGTTCATTCCAGTTAGTAACGGACATACTGCTATTCATGTGATATCAAACCACAGATATAGGATAACATATGTCCTAAGTGGTTGGGGGTTGAAGAATGGATATGTTGCATTAGGAATAGAGGAGGTAAAGAACTATGACTAGCTACAGAGAGCAGGCGTTAAAGAAACTCACAGACGAACGAGAGGGCGTTAAGCTTAGCGGTGGAGCATCGGCGAACACAGTGCTGAGCACTATCATTCAGCCTGTCATTGACGCACTTGAAAGCTTCGTCAAGCAGGACGAGGAGTTCGCACAGGCGGTCGCTCAGGGTGGCACACTTCAGAAGTGTTTTGAAGCAGTTTACAAAGCTATTAAGGATAGCAACTTCGCACTATCAGACTTCAAAACCTATGAAACCGCAGCAGGCTTCTTCTTCCCTGGTTGCAAGATACGCTATCACATGGATATAGACCTCTGCGGTAGTGTCAGCAAAGAAGCACCGGAGCAGAAGCGCAAGTCGATCACAGTTTCTTTTGATGACCTTTTCTGAGAGGTGATTGAAAGTGTGGATAAACAATAACAAAGAACAGTCATTAGTATATAAGCCTATATTCACAGACTGTCTCACCCATGCCCAGAAAAAAGACGTTGAGGGCTTCCCGCCCCTCAACGTTGACGATTGTGCCGAGATTAATCGTCATTTCACACCCTATATTTTTTACCGCAGGACCAGCCAAGGGCGCTATACCTGTTTCTGTACGTCCTGCAATCACGAATTTAAGGTCAATAGTAATGATTATGGTGATATATACCACACTGATGATAATATCATCAGGCATAACTATTTGGGTACCTGCCCATGTTGCGGGGTGAAAACCGAATATAAAGCCGCAGGATATAAGCAAGTTCAATTAAGTGAAGTAGTTGATTTCGTAATATATAAAGCCGTTGAAGAAGTGGTATATATATATGCGGCGACGATTCATAAAGACTATAACGAATACGGAGCGGAGGACTTCGACAGGAGTCCCGATCTTTGGGTCGATTTTCAAAAGCTTTACGTTCTGCGAAAAGGCAGTGCTGAGGTTTATCATTCGCATGCCTCATTTCGTCCAAACGGCTGGTGTTATATGATAGAGCCTATGAAGAGGAAAATGTGCAGTTCATTCAATAACGGATTTGCTGATCACAGACAAGTATACCTATATAAGAATATAATTAAGGATACATTCTTAAAGTATTCAGGCTTTGATTGCTACTGTTGTCGCCACTACATAAGAGAGTATGACCAAGAACGTTATTATACCGCATATGCTATGTATCCGATACTTGAATTGGCGGTTAAAATGAACTGTGACACCATGGTGCAGGATCTGCTTTGGCGCAACAAGAAAAATTATAAGATATTAAATTGGAACGCAACATCGCCGAAAAAATTCTTCAAGCATCTAACGCTGAATGAAGTGAAAGCATTTCTTGAAGATCACACGTCAGCAAGTGTTATAGAGGTATATCAGGACTTCAAGCGCAAAGGTAAGAAGAAAGACATTTTCTACTGCCGAATGTACAGCTATATCACTAATTACTGCACTTGCATTGAAAAAGCAAACGTTGACCCTGGGCAGGTGCTCGAATACCTCAAGCGCATCATGAAACACGCTTCAGAGGAAGATCGTTGCCAAGATGATCACGCTGAATTAAGACGTCTTGTGCGACTATACGATGACTATGCTAACATAGGGCTGAAAATAGGCTATGATTTTCGCTTGAAAAACATAGCCTTTCCGAGAGACCTGAACGAAGCGCATGATAACGCAGTTGAGAACTTCAATTTCATGGAAGAAGAACGCAAGAGAAAAGAAGCCGCCGAGCTTGAGGAAGCCTATAAGCCCAGATACAAGAAGCTTTGCAAGAAGTATAAGGGCTATAGCTATCCTGGTATTCAGTTGGTTGTACCAGAGAATGCCGAAAGCATTATCAAAGAGGGAAAGGACTTGCGAATATGCGTCGGCGGTTATGCTTCAAGGCATTGCAACGGTGCCACGACAATTCTATTCATCAGAAAACCGTCTGACCTGGATAAGTCATGGTTTACGATTGAAATAGACAATGCTGACCATATCGTGCAATGCCACGGATTTAAGAATGAACAAGCCAAAGACCCCTTAACGGGCAAGAAGCTTGAAAAGCCTGAAATAATCAAGGCGTTTGAAGTCAACTTCCAAGAGTGGCTGAATAGTCAGAAGAAGCAGAATAAAAGGAAAAAAGCAAGCTAGGAGGAAACGCAATGGAAAACACAGAAATTACAGTATCTATGAAAACGGCTATGGCAGAACATCAGCACATATGCGAATGCTACAGGACAGCTGCTACGGCTATCGTTGACATGGGCAGATCTCTCAAGAATATCAGAGACTATAAGCTCTACATAGCACTGGGGTATGAGTCTTTTAGGGATTATCTTGAAAGCAATGGTGACTACACGTTCAAAGAACGTCAGGCGTATACCTATATCAAACTCTATGAGGACAATAGCACCAAGTTCCTTGAAGAACACGCAAGTATAGGCGTAACAAAGCTGGAGCTTCTCTCCAAGCTTCCGGAGTACGAACGTGAAGAATTCGCTGACACACATGACCTTGGCGGAATGACAGTTGAAGAAGTCAAGAAGCTAATCAAAGAAAAGCAGGCATTAGGCGAACAACTGACATTCCTTGAGGAGGAGAAGAAGGAACAGACAGAAAGCGCCGAATCTCTCAGAGCTGAGCTTGAAGAGCTGAGAGAAAAGCTTAAGCAGGCCGAGGACAAGCCTATCGAGGTAGTTAAGAGAGACCTCGACGAAGAAGAGATTGACAAGATAAGGCTGTCTATCCGTCAGGAACTTCATGCTGAGCATATGAAGGAACTGAATGCGTTGAAGAAGTCAAGCCGTGAAGCCGTGAAGGCGGCAGAAGCTGAAAAAGATAACGCCCTCAAAGAAGCGCAGACAGAACGTGACAATGCAGTTAAGGAAGCCGTCGCTAAGTATGAAACCGCCCTCAGTAAAGCTAAGTCTGAGGCAGAAGAAGCGGACCATGCCAAGGCAGAGTTGGAAAAGAAATTGAAGTCAGGCAATGCAGACGAAGCAAGGGTTGCGCTGAAGATCATCTTTGAAAACGTTCAGAAAGGGCTTACGGAATTCATTGAAAAAATCAATGATATTGAAGACCCACAAACCAAGGAAAAGTTCATTACTGTCACAAGCAAGTGGCTCAGACAGGCGGCTGATGACCTTGAGGGGTAATGTTTTGAAAGTAGGACATAGATGACAACAGAAATAATCAACAATCTATTTGGCATAAAAGAAAGTTTTGAACTTCCGCAGGCTCTGCTTGCAAAGCTACTTGACAGAGCTGAAAAAGACAAGCTATGTAAGGAATTTGTCAAGCAAGGTTTCAACGGCAATAACGATTGCCTGCGTGACTATTTTCAAGAGAATAACGCAAACCGCAGTAATCTAAAGCAAGATTATACACCCGATTGTCTGTGCAAACTGATTTCCAAACTTGCACCAAAGTCAGAAAAGATAATCGATATATGTGCAGGAACTGGAGCGTTGTCAGTTGGAATGGATAGAGATAATTTCTTTCAATGCGAAGAATTGTCGCAGATGAGTATCCCTGTGCTACTTCTCAATCTTGCGCTGAGAAATAAGAATGCTGTGGTTCTGCAAAAAAACGTCCTGCTCAACGAAGTACAGAAAGTCTATAAGCTGAGTAAAGCAGACGAGTTCAGCGATATAGAAGTTGTTGACACATATGAGGGAAATGCAACGGATGTTGTTATATCAAACCCACCTTATTCGCTGAAATGGGAGCCAAAGTCAGACCCACGCTTTGAGGGCTATGACCTTGCGCCTGCTAAAGCTAGCGACTATGCGTTTGTGCTTGACGGCTTATCACGGCTGTCAGACGTAGGCAAGGCATTCTATATCCTCCCTGCAGGTGTCCTCTTTCGAGGAAACGCAGAGGGCAGGATCCGCAAGCAACTCATAGAAAATAATTTGATAGACGCAGTTATCTCATTGCCTGAAAATATGTTTTTGAATACCTGCATACCTGTCAATGTTATCGTCTTCAGCAAGAACAAGCAAACGAGAGACATTTTGTTTATCAGTGCCGAAAAGCTTTTTGAAAAGCACGGCAAGCAGAACGTCATGACGGACGAGCACATTCAGAAAATAGCCGATACATATCACAGCCGCAGTGTTGTTGAAAAATTCTCAAACGTGGCAAGCTATGAGGAAATTGCTAAGAATGACTACAATTTGAACATTCCACGCTATGTTGACACGTTTGAAAAGGAAGAACTTCCGTCTTTGAAAGACCTCTGCAAAGAGCTGATACAAAGCGAACTTGAAGTGCGTAAGGCAACGAATGACCTTATGGCAACGCTGAAAGACCTCTGCGGTGATGATGAATATAATCAGGTCAAGGACGATTTTTTGAAATTCTTCACTGAGCAAGACATTGTCGGTGAAACCATGGCAACATGGCTTGAAATGAAAAATCTTGAAAACCGCACGGACTACATTCTTTCCCATGCCAAGAAGGAACGCAAACCACTGCTTGACATTGTGACATTTGAACGTGTGAAAAAAGGCAAAGTGTACGAAGCTGGCACTGTCTATATTCAGCTATCCGCTACGGACGGAAAAGTAAGATATCTTTGCGAGAACTCAGAGCTGGAAACCAAGTATGGCGTGTTTCAGCCGAAAGACAAGAGCATGGGAACAAGATATCTTTTCTATATCTTGGAATATGAAATGGAAGCGTTTTTGGCACGATATCAGAGCGGTATGAACATCAATCCTGATATCTTCAAATTCATGCAAGTGACGTACTATCCCGAAGTGAAATATCAGCAAGAAATAGCTATGACGCTTGACGGCATTCAGGCAAGATATGATGAGGTTTATCAAGAAAAAGAGTCATGGGAATGTTTTAAGGAATATCACTTGGAGGGAATGTTCCCGTAACAAGAGCACAAAAGTTTGAGGAGGAATAAGCAATGATGAAAATAAAACCCGAATACATATTTCCGCTCCTGCTGATTCTGCTAGACTTGGGAGCGGCAATTATATACGCTGTGCAGAAAGACTACAAAAAGGCTGTCTACTGGATAGCGGCGGCAGTGCTGAATGTGACAGTAACATTTTAGGAGGATATATGGATAGTGCAAAAGAACAAAAGGCTATCGAACGTCTTAAGGCGTTTGAGCCTGCAGACGGATATTATCTAGCATATAGCGGCGGAAAGGATAGTGACTGTATCAAAATTTTGGCACAACTCGCAGGCGTTAAGTTTGAAGCAGTACATAATCTGACAACTGTTGATGCACCCGAAACTGTGAAATATGTTCAATCTCAACCAGATATCAGGATTGACAAGGCGTATGACAAGGACGGCAATCACATTACAATGTGGAATCTGATTGTCAAGAAACTAATGCCACCGACACGCATTGCACGTTATTGCTGTAGCGAATTAAAAGAACGTGGCGGCATAGGACATGTTGTTGTCACGGGCGTTAGGTGGTCTGAAAGTCAACGCCGTAAAGAAACGGCTGATGTTATAAAAATTATCGGCAAGCCGAAATCTACAATGAAAACTGCTGATGAAATAGGCATAGAGTATCAGCAAACGTATCAGGGCGGAATCATTTTTAATGATGATAACGACAAAAATCGTAGGTTGGTTGAACACTGCTATCGTACTACGAAAACTATGGTAAACCCTATAGTCGATTGGTCTGATGATGATGTGTGGGATTTTTTGCACTACTATGGTTGCAAATCAAATCCACTGTATGAATGCGGTTTTAATCGTATAGGTTGCATTGGCTGTCCTATGGCTGGAAAACATAGATATGTTCAATTTGAACGATATCCGAAATACAAACAAAATTATATATCGGCATTCGATAGAATGTTAGAACGTAGAAAACAGCCTAGAAGAACTGCTAAAATGTCATGGCAAACAGGTCAAGACGTTTTTCGCTGGTGGATGGGCGAAGATTTCAACCAGCTGACATTTGATGATTTGGAGGTATAACATATGGCAAGATACATCGATGCTGTTAATGCAGCAGAAATCATAAGCGATAAGCTAGGCATTGCACTGTCTGAACTGGTAGATGTAATGGCAACAGTGCCTACCGCAGACGTGCGGGAGGTCAAACACGGGTATTGGAAATTTCACAAACGAACAAAGCTCGTGCCAAGCAACAAGGTTAGCATAAAAGAAGAATACACTAATGGTCATGATTGTACTGTCGTTGACAATACAAATGTCAACAAAAAAATCATGATTATGAAAAAACGTATAACATTAAAAATTCCTATATGTTCGGTCTGCGGTTGGTGCGGACATGATGAATGTGATACAACGCTATACTGCCCTAACTGCGGAGCTAGAATGGACGGTGTCATTAGTGAATAAGAAGGCTATACCAACAGAACATATAGAGCAGGCATTGCTTTTCAAGTGGGCAACGTTCAGCTCAGGCAAGTATCCCGAACTGGAGTATATGTTCGCTATACCGAACGGTGGCTATCGCCACTATAGAACTGCCGCAGATCTTAAGTCTGAGGGCGTAAAGTCAGGTGTGCCTGACATAATGCTTCCGGTGGCACGTGGCGGTTACTACGGTCTTTTTATAGAAATGAAACGCACATCAGGTGGACGAGTATCGGAATCTCAACAGAAGTTTCTGAAAACGCTTAATGACAACGGCTATCTTGCAGTTGTCTGCAAAGGATTTGAGCAGGCGCAGGAAGCAATCTTGAAGTACCTTAATAAAGGAGTGAGAAAATGAAAATATCTAAGCTGAAAAAAATATGCAGTAAAGCGGCTAAGACCATATCCTACTTCTATAATGAAAATGATAATTCATTATGGATCGGCTCAGGCAGTGCGATATATCCGCTTTACGGCATGCCGAACATGAATACCAGCGAACAGTTACTCACGCTTTTTGACATTAATGAAAGTGACCGTGAGAATTGGAAATGTAAGCAGCTGCCGCCTGCTATTGAGAGCAACATTGTTATGAACATCGCTTCATGCACAACAGGCAAGATGATAGATCGTCGTTCAACATTCGTTGCCATGCTAAGCGAATATCAGATATTCTCAGGCACAGAAAAAGTGCATATATGCCCGAAAGCATTCCTTGAAGTAATAGATGATTATGAAATTCTTACATACTATTCCATTGATGATATGATAATCGTCAAAGCAGGCTTGCTTACGCTCGGTGTACTGTGTGAAACCCATGGCGTTGTAACACAAGAACTTCTTAATGACATTAATTCCATGCACGATATGTTACAAGAAGTATTCAACAGGGAGTGCGAAGAAAAAGACAAGAGCAGAAATTATGAGCAATTGGCAATGACAGAGTGAAGCCCTATATATTATATATAGTATAGAACAAGTGTTCAGCCCGTGTGTAAGCACGGGTATGAGGGCTTGTAATGGGTCTTAATAACTCGGACAGTGGGAGGAAATGACAATGAGCCTTATGAGATACAGAGAGCAAAAGTATATTTATGGAAACTACATGGAAGTGAATATGTATCCTGTCTATGCCTGCCCACGTTCTTCTAGTCGAAAGAAGAAAAGAAAGCCGACAAGCAAGGTGCAGGAGAGATTGAATCAGATTAATGCTGAAAGAGCTCTGGCAAGACTTATCCCTGCAAACTTCACTGACAAAGACTATAAGTTCGAGCTGACCTATGCACCGCAGAATAATCCTGCTGACCTTGAGCGTGCCAAGAAAGACTTTGCTAACTTTGTCAAGCGTGTGAATAGAGCAAGAGTCAAGAGAGGCTTACCGAGAATGAAATATATTTATTCCATTGAGCAGGGCTCAAAGTCTGGACGTATCCACTTTCATGTTATCATGACAGGTGGTCTGACTATCAACGAGATAGCATCCATATGGGGCAAGGGCTATGTTGACAAGGTCCTGCCATTGATGTTTGACCAGACAGGCTGTGCAGGAATCGCCAAGTATTTCTGCAAGCAGAAGATTTCAGAACATAACAACGGCAAGCACGCCAAGCGTTATGTTGCGTCAACTAACTGCATTAAACCGCAACCGCAGAATAATGATTATCGTTTAACGAAACGTGCGGTGCAGAGCATGGCATATAACTGTGATAACTCGGCGCTTTTCGAGAATATGTATCAAGATTATTACTATGCTGATTGCCGTCCATTCTGGAACGAGGATAACGGCACGTTCTACATATCGCTATTCATGTACCGCCGAACGGCGAAGCTGAACATATAGGGGGTGAGATGATGAGTCTTAAGGGAGCTGAGCTCAGTGTGATATGTGATGATTGCCATAAGGCATTCATAGTCTGCGTTCGCAAAAAGAGATTTCAAAGCATAGAGGGGGACGTATGGTGCTATAACTGCCCTCACTGTGGTAAGTTATACGTTGCATATATCGACGATAGCCTGACACGTCATGCCCATGCGCTTCAAAAAAACGGTGTTGTGTTGAAAGATATCCTGTCGAAAATATCGAGAGAATTATCGGCAAGGCAGGGAAAGGAGAATCATCATGACTAAGAAGCGATTGCTGTCATATCGACAGCTTAAGGCTGAGCTGAAGTGGGTAAGTACAGACAGTGATGATTATAGCAGACTCAAAGCAGAGATATCAGAGATTGAAGCATATGTGTCAGGCATTGATGACGCATTCATCAGGATTATTTTTCGACTTCGCTACCTCGTGCCACGCAAGGATGGAGGGTGGCAGCCGCCGTCATGGGCATGGATAGCCAGGCAGGTCAACGCATCAGAAGACTACTGTAAGGGCAGGCATTGTAAGTTTTGCAAAAAAAACACGTTGTAACACGCACGAACACACTCTGCATGCTATGATGATAATGCGGGGTTGTTGTTATAGTTTTTCCATAGTTTTATGCCGGTGCAAGGGCCACGTTGTATGACGTGGTCCTTGTGCTATATATGCGAGGTGATAACGTGTATAGTACGAGTCAGATCAGAGAGCTAATCAAGGATGGACGAGTTGACAAGTTCTACAACGACCGCTACTGGAGAAAGTTCAGTAAGAGCGTTATCGCAGAGCAACACTATGAGTGCCAGATATGCAAGTGCAAAGGCAAGGTGACGAGAGCAAATATTCTTCATCACGTCAAGCATCTTAAGCAATTTCCGCAGCTTGCATACAGTCGGTATTACTATGACGATAATGGCGAACGGCATAGACAGCTGATAGCACTGTGCCATGACTGTCATGAAGCACAGCACCCAGAACGGCGCTGGCAAGAACGTGCAGATAAGTTCGTCAATGAGGAGCGGTGGTGAGCGCCTTGCGGCGATACCCCCCGGGGTCAAGGGTCGAAAAATTTTTTCGGCCTTGTACGACGGGAGGCACAAAAGACAAATCCGCCCTCGCACGCACGTGAGAGAATTTTTTCAAGAAAATCAAATGTAAGGAGTTGGCAAAAGTGAAAAAGCCTAGTCTATCAGAGATCGAAAATTCGTTGACAGAACAGCTTGTCCAGATGGGAGCTTCTGTCGATTTCTACAAGTCGCTTGTCGCAGATTATATGTTCTACGAGAAGCAGGAACGAAAAATGCAGGCTGATATTCGCAAGAGAGGACTGACCTATATGGCGGTTTCTGCGGTAGGAAAAGAGTATGAAAAAGACAATCCCTCCGTAAAGCAGGCGTATATGTACAATAAGCAGAAACTTCAAATTCTGAAAGACTTGGGTTTGTCAACTGACAAGGTCAAGAACCTTGACGATGACGAAGAACTGTAAGGGTCAAGAAGCTCTTGACCTCTCGTATCTTGCAGACTATATCAGCCTAGTCGAGGAGCATAAGTATCCGTATTGTGCTGAGCAGTATCAGCTTATTGACTACGTCAAGCGCATGTTTTTGTCAGAAGATATCTACATCGATGTTGCCCAGGCAGAAAAATATTTCAGCTATGAAAAATATTTCCCTTTTGGCCTTTTTCCTTGGGAAAAATTCGTATTTGTACTTCACAACTGCACATATACCGCAAGCGGTTCCTTACGTTGGCCGGTGCTATTTTTGTATGTTGGGCGAGGAACAGGAAAAAACGGATACTTAGGATTTGAAGACTTTTGCTTGCTCACACCTACCAATGGCATCAAGCATTACAACATTGATATTTTTGCAACAACAGAAGATCAAGCAGAGACCACATTCAAAGACGTATATAACGTTCTGGAAGACAATCGTGACAAAATGCAGCGGTTCTTTTACTGGAACAAAGAAGTGATAATAAATCTAAAAACGAAGTCTGAATTGAAATTCCGAACATCAAGCCCGAGGTCAGCCGACGGCGCACGTCCGGGAAAGGTAGATCATGACGAGGTACACGCCTATGAGAATAGCAAGCTCATTGATGTTGCTGTCGGTGGTCTCGGAAAAGTACCAAGACCCCGCCGCACTATCATGAGTACTGACGGCTTCGTTCGAGAAGGGCCTCTCGATAAAGAGAAAGCCAAAGGCATAAGAATTCTTAACGGCGAGATTGAAGACAATGGTATGCTTCCGTTCATAGCCCGGGTGGATAGTCCCGAAGAAGTCGAAATGCCCGAAATGTGGTATAAGGCTAACCCCTCACTGCAATACCTGCCCGATCTTCTTCAGGAAATGAAGACGGAATTTCAAAACTATCTTGACGATAAGATAAGCAATATCAGTTTCGCAGTTAAACGCATGAACTGTTTGCCGCAACAGACTGAGGGCGGTATAACCGCATTTGATAATATTCTGGCAACTAATCAGGATATCACGCCATATTTGTCAAAGCTTCAAGGCAGACAATGCACAGCAGGCTTTGACTATATGAAAACCGACGACTTCCTTTCAGCTGGTTTGCTCTTTGACGTAGACGGAACTGACGTATGGATAACGCACACCTGGGTGTGCAAGGCTTCTGCAGATTTACCAAGAATCAAGGCGCCCCTGCAAGAATGGGAAGCGGCGGGGCTACTGTCATTCGTTGACGGTCCAGAGATACCGCCTGAGATACCCGTTATATGGGTGGCGCAGAAAGCGGCGGAATTGAATGCAAAAGTCGCAATGACCGGCATCGATAACTATCGCTATACACTGCTTAGGAGGGCGCTTAAAGAAAATCTCTACGCTTCTGACGAAAAAGGCTACGGAAATATCATGCTTGTCCGTCCGTCAAATGAAATGATGATAATGCCTGTAATCACAAGTCAGCTGGTGAATCATAAGCTTGCAGTCGGAGACAATCCCCTTTTCCGCTGGGCTATGAACAATACCAAGGTATGCACTTCGTCCGCAGGTAATATGACATATGGCAAAATAGAGCCGAAGTCCAGAAAGACAGACCCTTTCAAGGCATATGTTGCCGCCAAAGCGGCACAGAATAAAATTGCTGAGCAAATATCAAGTATGCCTATGGGCAAGAGCGTTATGAATGTATTCACATATTAGCAGAGAGGAGGTAACGCAATGGGGCTGAGATCACTGCTATCACGCATAATGAACGCAAGAAGTAATGAAGTGATCAGCATTAAGACAGTTGGATATGACGACGAAGCGAGAATAGCCGTGCAGGCATATGCTATTCAGGTTGTTGTTGAGATCCTTGCGGCACTGGTTTCAAAGTGCGAGATAAAAACCTATCGTGACGGCAAGTCATTCCGTGGCGAAGAATGGTATCTTTTCAACGTTAAGCCGAACGTCAATCAAACAGCAGTGCAATTCAAGAACGAGCTAGTCCGCAAGACCCTTGTGCGTGGCGAGAGCCTTGTTGTCAGCGCTGGAAAGCAGATAATCTGCGCCGACTCTTGGAGTACACAGGAGTATGCGCTATATCCTAACCGCTTCTCTCAGGTAGCACGAGGTTCATTCACGTTTCAGAAAACATTCGATATGGGAGATGTCCTATATCTCACATACTCCAACGGCGGAGTAAGACAAATACTAACGGAAATGCTAGATGAACATAATCGTTTCTTGGAAACGGCTTCAAGCACCTACGTCAAGAGTGGCGGCCAAAAAGGCATACTCGAGATAACGCCACTGGCGCAAGGTCAACCTGATTTTGAGGAGAAATTCGATGTTCTCATGAATAAATATTTCAAAACATATTTTGACGCCAAGAATGCAGTGCTTCCACTGTGGGGCGGAATGAAATATACTTCTCAAACGGCAGGTGAAACCAAGAGAACAGTGTCAGAAGCAACCGACTACATTTCTATGCTAAATGACGCATTGGAAAAAGCGGCAATTGCTTTCAACGTTTCACCGGCTATCGTAAAGGGAAATGTCGAGAACATCAGTGAAGCGTTATCAATGACATTGACATCTGCTGTTGATCCTTTCGCCAAGATGTTATCAGACGAGATAACGGCAAAGCGTTATACCAAAGAGCAAGTCCTGCGTGGGTGCTACGCCAAAGTCTGTACCAATAACCTTAAGCACCTTGACGTGCTTGAAATGGCAAATGCAGTTGACAAGCTTATCGCAAGTGGCTTCTACTCAACGAATGAGTTGAGGGAGAAGACAGGTGAGGAAAGAATTCCAGAAGCCTGGGCCGATAAGCACACAAGAACTAAGAACTACGAGACAATCGAAGGAGGTGGAAACAGCAATGAATAGCATTTTTAATCATTTTGAATTCAAAATGGAAGCGGATAAGCCCAAAGAGCTTAACCTATATCTATATTCACAAGTCTGTGGAGGACTTGCCATTGATTGGGAAAAGGGGAAAGTTGAGGAGAGCAAGACAGGTGCTAAGTATTTCGCCGCCAAGCTTGATGAGTACAAAGATTGTGAACATATCAACCTGTACATCAATTCTCTTGGAGGTCAAATCAAAGAGGGCGTTGCTATTGGAAATATCCTTAAGCGCCATAAAGCCAAAGTTACTTGCTATGTAGACGGCTGGGCGTGTTCTATCGCAAGCGTTATCGCTATGGCAGCGGACGAGATTATCATGTATAGCAATAGTATGATGATGATACATCAGGCGTCCTGCTACTGTGAGGGAAATGCTGACGATATGAGAACGGCGGCGGCTGAGCTTGACAAGATGACCGATACCGCTATCACTACATATGCAGAGCGTTGCAAAGGCAAGTGTAGCCGTGAGGAAATAAGCGAAATGGTAAAGGTGGGTACTTGGCTGACAGCGTCAGAATGTCTTGAGAAAGGCTTCTGCGATAGCATATCAACCGCAGAGCAACCCGTTGATATGGCTACAATGCTTAGTGATACAAAGCAGTACACTATGTCAAGCGCCCTCGACAGGGAGAATGTGGACAAGCTCATTGAGCTTTATAAGGAGTCCACCGCACAGCAGGTTTTACCAGCAATAAAAACCGAAGAAGAAAAAACAAATGCCGCTATGTCGGCTTTTGAAAAGTTCATGAAAATGGAGGTAAAAAAGAATGATTAATCTTGACGCAATCAAAGAGCAGAAAGCAGATATCCTTGCTTCACTGTCAGCCGCTATCAGAGATAGTGATGACAAGGGCATGGAAGCCGCCCTTGATAAGTACGGCAATCTGATTTCAGATGTTATCATGGAGCAAGTGGAGAGCACCGCAGAATCTGTCGATAATCAGATACTCAGCACCAGAGGTGTGAGAATGCTGACCAGTGAGGAAAGGGACTACTACAACGCCGTTATTGAGGCGGGCAAGTCCTCTGACCCCAAGATGGCATTGGCAAACGTTGATAAGACAATGCCAATCACTATAATCGAGTCAGTTCTTGGTGAAATCCCACAGCAGCACCCTCTGCTCAACTTCATCAACTTCCAGGATACCACTGGAATTACGAAGATGTTGGTAAATGACCAGGGTGTTCAGACCGCTAAGTGGGGAGATCTTAACACAGCTATCGACAAGGAACTCTCAGGTGCATTCAAGACCTTTGACGTTGCGCTGAAGAAGCTCACAGCATGGATTCCAGTGTCTAACGATATGCTTGACCTTGGGGCTTCATGGCTGGATAGATATGTCCGTGAGATATTAGCAGAAGCACTTTGGGTCGGTATGGAAACCGGTGTCGTGTCAGGCGACGGTCTGAACTGCCCTATCGGAATGTGCAAGGACGTATCTAGTAGTGCATCAGTAGTCGGCGGCAAGTATCCTGACCAGAAGACAGTTGCACTCAATGAACTCTCCCCTGAAGCTATTGGTGCTATTGCCGCCCAGCTCACGAAGACCGAAGCAGGTAATAACCGTCCACTCGACAACCTCATCTTTGTGGTCAATCCAAAGACATATCTGACCAAGGTAATGCCTGCGACAACGAACTTCGTTCAGGGAAAATGGGTTAACGATGTTATGCCTATTCCATGCACTATTATCCAGTCATGCGCCGTTCCTGATGACAGAGCTATCTTCGGTCTTGGCAAGCGTTACTTCATGGGTCTTGGCATGGCTAAGGGCGGTAAGCTGGAGTTTGATGACTCATTCAAGTTCCTTGATGACGCAAGGACATATAAGATCAAGACATACGGCAACGGCAAGCCACTCGACAGCAATGCTTTCAGGTATCTGGATATCTCAAAGCTTAAGAGATTTATCCCGACAGTATACACTGTCACACCGTCAGAAACATAAGGAGTTGATATAAATGCAGCAGGCATTATTCGAGGAAGTTAAAAATCAGCTGAACATAACTTGGTCAGACGAAGCTACTGACAGAAAGATAAACAGCATTATAGCACGTGCTATAGGAGTACTTAACGGATATGCAGGTCAGGTGCTGGATATCAACGTTGACGAAAATATCAACGGCGACGCCCAGCTTCTGATCGACTGCTGCAGATATATATATAACGATTGCTTCGAGGACTTTGAAAAAAATTATCACTCTCAGCTCTTCGCACTGAGAGCAAGGTGTCAGATTGAGGAGATGTCAGGAGGAAGCGTATGATAAGCAAGCGGCAGACGTTCAATGACGGCATATGCACTATTGCAACTATCATCAATGCCAATGGCTTGAAAATCAAGCAAGCAGGCATAAGATATGACAATCGTACCGTCGGCTCAGAGCGTTTCTATAAAGCTGCTGAATACCAGCACCGCTGTGATAAGGTGATAAGAATACCACTTATCGTCGAGCCACAGGCGACTGACATTGTGATAATGAACGGCGACCAGTATAACGTCATTCAAGTTCAGATGATAAAGGACGCTAAGCCGCAGGCTTGGCAGTTATCAATCGAAAAGCGAAAAAAGAGGTTAGAAATCCATGTCAATGAGTCCTGATGAGATGGCTGAGGCTTTACAGCACGCATTTCAGCAAGAAAGTCAACGTGTTAATGAAGCCGCCAAAAGAGCCGTTAAGAAGACCGCAAAGGAAACCCGCAAGGTCGTCCAAGAACACTTCACGTTCAATAACCGCTCCGGCAAGTATGCCAAGGCGCTTACAGTTAGCACCGAGTACGAGGACTCTTTCGACATTCGGCAGATAGTGAATTTCAAGAAGAATAAGCAGTATCTTCTCACACACCTGCTGGAGTATGGCCATGCTATGAAGCGTGGTGGCAGAACGCTTCCGTTTAAGGCGAAAGCTTATCCGCACATGATATACGGACAAGAGTATGCCGAAGAAAAATTACCGGAAAACATCAGAAAGGAGATTGAGAAGTCGAAATGACATTGACAGAACTTATATCACTTTCAGGCATTCCTGCGGACAGGATTGCTAAGATAGATTTTCCAGTGGAAACGGAATTGCCGTTCGCAACATGGATAAACAAGACACCTCAGACGATATCTGCAGACGGAAGAACTGTCGCAGTTATCCCACGGATTGCAGTTGAAATATACTGCGAGCCGGAAGATGAAGAAACACATATCCTATTTGAGAACGCCCTTATGGATAAGGGCATATGCTTCTCAGTCGCCGCAGGCTATCTGGGGCAGGATCAGCAAATGGATATGTGGGTATACGAATTCGATCGCAAGGAGGAATATTAATGAAAGGAACAGTGAAAGCCGTTGCCCATGCACTGATTACAGAGTCTACAGATGTCAGTGGTGCGACAACTATCACATATGGAGAACTTAAGTATCATAAGACAAAGCTTTCGGGCACCCGTCAGGTAAGCCTTGACCCGAAGTCATCAAGCAAGGAGATATGGGCTGACGGCGTAGTAGCATTCGCAGGTCAGACTAATCAGGGTTACGAGGGAACTATCACTACCCTTGACCTGTGTGATGATCTTGAGAAAGACTGGTATGGCAATGTCATCGAAGAGAAAAACGGCACACTGGTCGAAGTAGCAAGAACAGGAGAAGCGCCAAAGTTCGGTTTGATCGTACAGTATGAGTCAACATCAGAAGCCGAGGGATACACCGAGGTTTTCCCTTACTGCTATACTACAGATCGCACGAAATTCTCAGTTAAGACAGAGGAAGACAGCGGTATGGACTATGAGTATACAGAGCATAAGATTGCCTGCAAGCCGTCACCGGCTGAGGCTACTGTCAACAACAAGAAAGGACACATTGCACGTTTCCGTATAAAGGGTAACACAGTACTCACAAAGTTTCCTGAGTACACCTACACCCCGGGTGAATGACAATGAGCAATACAATAGTCCTGACTATAGACAACAGGCAGATAGGCTTCAAGGCTACAGCAGGCCTTTTCTATCGATACAAGGAAGCATTCGGCACGGAGTACCTTGAGGACGTTGTCAAGGTACATCAGTTTGGTAAGGGCGCCTTTGTTCAACAGGTCGAATACCGCACCCTATGGGTGCTTGCCAAGACTTATGATGATAGTATACCGCCTATTCAGACGTGGCTTGACAGCTTCGCCTATGGTGCATTTCCTGTTGATGATATCTATAATCAGGTTATGCCTATACTGCAGGCAAACATGAAAGTTGACAGAAAAAATCCATAAGCGGCAGTAAAAGCGGAGATGATCGGCCTCTCAAATCGGAGGAGGTCATCTCCCTTGTTATAAACAGGGGTCTTACTGTCGCTGATTTAGACCGCATGACGTATGGTATGGTAGTGAACTATGCCTGCGCCTATGACCGACAGCGATTAATCGCCGCCGGCAAAAAGGTCATTGACCCCGAAATTAAATACGAAGAACTGAAAGCAAACCTGCCTGTTGTGGAAGAACGATATAAGCAGGGAAAAATCAGCAAAGAACGATACGAAAAGTATATTGCGAAAATAAAGGCATGGGAGGGTGAGTAATGGCTAAGTCATCATCAGATGAGAAAATCAAAGGTATGTACGTCAAAATCGGTGGTGATACGTCTGAGTATACTGCTGCCATGAAAGGGCTTAATGCTGATATCAACTCGACTACCAAAAATCTAAACAGCGTCAACAAACTCTTAAAGCTTGACCCGACTAACGTTGAATACACCGCTCAGAAACAGAAGCTTTTGAGCGAAGCTATCGAAGCCACAAAGACAAAGCTTGACGTTCTCATTAGAAACGAGAAAGATATCAACGAGCAATATAAGAAAGGCGAGTTGCCCGTTGAGTCATATCTTAAGTATCAGGAAGAGCTTGAGAAGACCAAGAAGAAGCTGAACACACTGCGAGAACAGACCAAGACCGCAGACGATAGCACCAAGGAGCTCGGCAATGAAGCCAAGGATACGTCAGATAAGGTCAAAGACCTTGGTGATAAAGCTGACCAGACAGGCAGTGTCTTCAAGGACGTTTTCTCTGCTAATCTTGCCGTTGAGGGGCTGAAAGCTATAGCTAATGCCGCCAAGGAAGCGGCGGAAAGTTGCACGCAAGTCGGCATTGACTTTTCCAGCTCTATGTCCAATGTGGCGGCGACAATGGGCATGACCGCAGAGCAGGTCAGCTCAGGCGCTGAGGACTATCAGAAGCTAGAGAACGCCGCCCGTGAATGTGGCGAAACAACAAAGTATACCGCTTCGGAGTCCGCTGACGCTCTTAATTACTTGGCTCTTGCAGGATATGACGTAAATAAGGCGGTTGAAACACTGCCGAAAGTTCTTAATCTTGCCACTGCCTCAGGCATGGACCTTGCGTCCTGCACTGACATGGTAACAGATACTATGTCAGCACTACAGTTGCAGACGAGTGACCTTGACGGCTATATGGACATGATGGCCAAGACAGCCCAAAAATCTAATACCACAGTTGCTATGCTTGGTGAGGGCATTCTCCAGTGTGCCGGAACGGTCAAGTCCACAGGGCAGGACGTTGATACAATGTGCACCTCTCTTGGAATACTGGCTAATAACGGTATCAAGGGTGCAGAGGGCGGCACACATCTCAGAAATATGCTTTTGTCGTTAACATCACCGACAGACGTTGCTTCCACCAAGCTGAAAGAGCTGGGCGTAAGCGTGGCTGACAGTGAGGGAAATATCAGAGATATCAACGATATTTTCGGAGACCTTAACGCCAAGCTTTCAAAGCTCTCAGATGACCAGAAGACCAAGGCACTTAGCGATATTTTCAATAAGACAGACTTATCGTCCGTTAATGCCATGCTTCAAGGCATGAGCGGGTCTTTCAATGACCTGAAAGCTCAGGTAGATAACGCTGACGGAGCGTGTCAGACAATGGCTGACACCATGAATAACAATCTTAAGGGCAAACTTGCTATAATGGACTCTTCCCTTGAATCCCTTGGCATAACTATTTTTGATAAGTTCAGTGCCCCGCTCGAGGACGCCGCCGAAAAAGGCTCAGAGCTTTTCAGTGAACTTACCAAGGATATCAAAGATGGAGACCTCAGTGACGAATTCGACGATATGGGCAATGCCCTTGGAGATTTAGTCGAAACAGGCGCCAAGTTTGCCAAAGGCTCTTTGCCAATCCTCATTGACGGTGTAAAGTTCTTCTGCGAGCATTCTAACCTTGTTATCGGAGGATTGACGGGAATAACGTCGGCAATGGTATCAAAAAAAGCCATAAATAACGTTTCAGACCTCGTAAAGTCATTCAAGAGCCTTACAGGTGCAACAAAAGCAGCTGAAACCGCCCAGCAGGCTTTAAATGCAACTCAAAAAGCGTCGCCGGTAGGAGCAATTGCAGCTATTATAGGTACGGTAGTTGGCGGTATTGTGTCTTATGCAACTTCGGTTGACGACGCCGCTGACTCAACAAAAGTCCTCAATGACGAAGAGCAGGCGTTGGTTGACAGCACGAACGAACTGACAGACTCCATGAAGAAAGCCGCAGATCAGAGAGAAGAAGCCAAGACAGATATAGAAGCCGAGTATAGCAGCTATAAAAGTCTTGCAGATAGAATTTTTGAGCTTTCTGACGCCGAGAGCTTATCTAATGACGAGAAGTTAGAAATGAAAGCCCTCGTCGAACAGCTCAATAGTGCTATGCCTGACCTGAACTTGCAGATTGATGACCAGACAGGCAAGCTGCTGAATAACAGAGACGCCGTATACGAGTGCATTGAGGCGAAGAAAGAACAGCTTCTTGTCGAAGCAGCTCAGAAAGATATGGTCGCTATATCAGAAGACCTCTATAAGGCTGAGCAGAAGCGCAATGACATTGAGAAAGCAATCACGGAAAATCAGCAAGCTCAGGCTAAAGTTCAAGAAATGCTTGATAAAAGAGAAAGCAAGCTTGGAAAAATTGACAGAACAGACAGCACAAAGCAGTGGAAGACCAAGCTTGAAGAGCTGAAGAAAGCTGGAGATGAGCTTCAGAATTCATACTATGATATCAATAGCGAACTGAAACGCTTGGACTCTAACTATGCTGACGCCTCCAAGTACGTTTCTGAGCATTCTTCTGCTCTCGAAGACAATTCAAAGGCCGTAGAGGACAATGCAAAAAAGGTCGATACGATCTATAACCGCACTGTCATGTATAAAGACGGATTACACAAGGTATCGCAAGAAACTGTTGACGCAATAGTTGAGATGAATAAGAGCTATGACGAAGCCGTCCAGAAACGAACGGAAGAATTGCAGAACAATCTTAACCTCTTCGACGAATTCAACGGCGGTGCTGAGATATCTGCAGAACAGCTTATGCAGAATTTGGAATCTAATCTTGACGGCATGGCAAGCTGGTCTGATGATATCAAGACGCTTGCAGACAGAGGCGTGAATAAAGGTCTTATTAAGACCTTGCAGAAAGCAGGTCCGCAATCTGCAAGCAAGATAAAGGCGTTACTTTCCATGTCACAGCCTGAGTTGAAAAAGTACAGTGATATGTGGGAAGAGTGCATGGGTGACTGTAAGAAGATAGCAACATCAGAATTTGACGAGCTCAGGCAGCAGTATGATAATACCATAGAGACGCTTCTGAAACGCGACCAAATAAGTCAGATATCAGATGTATGGGAGCAGACGGGTGCGGCAATGATGTTAGGTATGCAGCAAGGCATACTGTCTGCACAGCAGTCCGTCATTGATACCGCAACAAGTGGAGCGAACGCAGTGCTTACGGCGGTCAAGGGGGTATATGACATACACTCCCCGTCAAAAGCATTTGAGAAAATATCAAAAATGAATGCGCAGGGTGAGATCCAAGGTTGGAAGTCATCAGAGAATGATATTATCAAAGCCTATACCAATACTGGCGACAAGATACTGTCAGAGAATATGCGAAATACATACAGCGATACGAATAGGGTCGCAAGGTCGGTATATAATGGATCATATGCCCACAGTATCACGCAGAAAGCAGCAACAAGCGCCACAGAAAACACGCAGGTCATCCCAACAGTCAGACAAATGCCCGAGACTATTCATAACGTGATAGTATTCCCGAATGGGAAAGTGATTGCAGAGGAAACAGTTCCATTTATAGATGTAATGCTTGGCGAAAGAGCTGCGAGAAAGAAAAGAGGTAGTGCAGTATGACACGACAAATCAGATTTAATGGCAAAAAGTCGTATGAGGATTTTAAAATCAGAATAATCAGTGCAACAGTTGCAGAGCCGAAGAAGCGTGAGATCAAAGTGACTGTACCTTATCGCAACGGCAGTATTGATCTGTCTGACTATGACGGCAATTTTTATTTTGACGACACCGAAGTATCATACAAGATGTTCGTATCTGATACAGAACCTGTCACACTGCTCCGCAGGATTGAGAAGATCAAGAGCTGGTTATGTGAAGCTCCACAGCAGAATATTTATGACAACTATTCCGAGAACTATCATTTTGTCGGCAAGTGTAGAACTGTTGAGACCAGCCTTGGTGAAGATGACATAACAGCTACTCTCGATGTCACTTTCGATGTAGCACCATATAAGGTCTCTGACGACTTTGCAGACACAGCATGGGACACTTTTTCATTCGATGATGATTGCCTCAATCAGATGCCTCTCTCCTGCATAGCACACACAGACGGCTATCATTCCCAGCCGGGGGTACTATACTTCTATTCTTATGCCAAAGATGACATAGTTCCGAGCTTAAGGTATCACAAAAATGCTAACGATAAGGACAAACGAGGATTGACAATGCTTGATCTCAACGGTCATACCCTCACAGAAAACCTATACAAAGAAACTGAATCAACGTTTAGAATGCAAAATTTCGTCGTCAAACCCGGCACAAATGTCTTAGCTCTATACGGATCTGGTTCACTTGAAATCGAACTGGTGGAGGAAATACTATGTTAGTTACACTCGATGATGCAAAGACGCTTCACGATACTGGTTCTGTCAGAACCAACAAGCTGACAGGAACCATCGTCAAAGAAATAAACGCTATTGACATTTTTACGTTCAACATATATCCCGACAACAGCTACTACTCCGATTTAAAGGAACTGACATCGTTGATAAAGGTTTACGATAAGGAAAGCCTGATATTCGATGGCAGAGTACTGACGATATCACCATACATGACTGATAGTGGCGAGATTGGCAAACAAGTTGTCTGCGAGGGCGGTTTGTGTTTTCTGAAAGATAGTGTACCAATTATCAAACAGCTAAAGTGCACAATAAGAGCATATATAGCCACACTACTTTCAGCACACAATAAATCTGTTGAAAGCTTCAAGCAGATACATATTGGCAATATTAACTGTTCACAAGTGCAGCATACATTTAATCCAGGATATGAAGACACGTTCTCAGAATTGACGAAAAACCTGATTTCCGGTGAAGATATCAGAGGTGAAATGAGGGTGCGCATCGGCAAAGGAGGCATTAGATTTTTCGACTTCATAGCAAACGAATTTTCAGAGTTCAGCAATAAAACGATACAACTAGGAAGGAATATGCGATCTATCACGCAGGCGATAGACCCAAGTGAGATCATCACAAGGCTGTATCCGTTAGGTGCTGTCATCAACGATGATACGGGCGAACGTGTGACGCTTTCGGGCGTAACAAAGTATATTGACAACGACCAGCTGATAAAGCGGTACGGAGTACACGCCGGAACTATGATATTCGACAATATCACCACTCCAGGCGCATTGTCTGGAGCTGGCAGAGTATGTGCCGGAGCACTAAAAGCAGCAAAAGTTCAGTATGAGGTATCGGCTATTGACATTGATAAGAAGCTAGACGGCTTTGCAGTTGGCTGCAGGTATCGTGTAGTCAATAGCTACCTTGGCATCGACGAAATATTGAGATGCATTGGCACCAGTATCGACATCAATGACAGATCACAGAATGTGCTGACATTTGGCGACAAGATTGACACGATTAGTGGAATGTCAGCAAGAAAATAGGAGAATGATTATGGCAAAAGCAATTGATATAAGTTTAGAGGTCACACAGGTGGCAACAGCATATACAGGTCGAGACGTCCGACAGGCTATTGTCGACGCATTGAACGCCACACAGAACGCAATCAATGAAATGAATATGCCAGCAGGATCTCAGACCCTTATCGTACCGTCAGAGACGACACTGGCCACAACGACTTTGAACCTGCCGTTCACACCGACTCAGAACACGCAGATCATCTGTAGTCTGCGAGAGGTGTCGGCACCAAAAGTGAGAAGGTTGTGTGTAGAAACATTTTTCACAAGCAACAATTTGATAGTAGCGCTGACGAACGCAGAAAGTGCAAGTGCTACCGTTCCACAAGGTGAGTATATTATTGACTGGATCGTAACAAAGCCATAGAAAGGAGGAATATCAATGCACATAAAAATCAACGAAGACTACAATGTAGTCGTGAACACAGCCCTGCTAGGCTACGTCGGTGAAACGAATGCTAGACCCGTATCGGTCGAGGGCATGGAGATAGACGGTGCAGACCGCTATGTGTTGACTATCGACTATGGTGACGGCACAGTGTATGAGGTCGATATCACAGGCGGACAGTGGACGCCTACGGCTGATATACTGCGGTCAGCGCAGACAGTCAGCTGTCAGATAGCGGCTAAAAAATTAGCAGGCGACGAATATATCCTGCTGAAAAAATCACGAATTTTCCGCCTAAGAATAGGTTCGGCTATCGGCGATAATGCAGTACCGTCACCAAGTGTGGCAGCTGACGCACTGGATAAGATAGATGCCATAGGCAGGCAGGTTGCCGCAGACCGCAAAGCCGCTGAAACCGCCGCAGACACGGCGACAACAGCGGCTGAAAATGCAAAAAAATCTGCCACAAACGCAGGATTGTCAGCCGACACGGCAACGCAGGCGGCGAAACGTGCTGAGACCGCACAGGCATCTGCTGAAACGTCTGCAACACAGGCAGACACCGCCATGCAGGGCGCAGAAACTGCACGTGCTGAGGCAGTCAAATCACAGAATAACGCTAAAATAT